GCCGGCGATCTCGAGCGCGCCGCAGTTGTAATCAATGACGTGCGCGATCTCGTGGCAGATCAGAACAGCGAGGGGTGCCAGGGCGTCGTCTGGGTCGCCGTATAAGTCGCCGATCTCGGGATCATTGGCGATGCTGCTATACTCGAACCAAGCGGCACGGCCAGCTTTGACCGGCGCCAAGCGCGCCAAGATCTTGGTCCGCTTCGGGCTCGGCCGGCTGTTGTCCCAGGCGTCTATGCGCTTGTCGCCCGGCGTCACATCCCAGCCGATGCTTTTCATGGCAATGCTGATCCACGGCTTGTAGTTTTTAATGCCGCCGTTGCTCCGACCCTTGCGATTGGCGAGGCGGACCACCAGCTCGCGCTCAAGGCTGTCGTCACACAGCCCTTCGCGCTTGGCGATGGCGAGTACGTCACAAATCATGCGGCGCACTTCGGTTTTCATGGTCACACCTCCTCAGTAACTCTTGGCGTCAACGCGCCGTTCCTCGAAGATCCCGACAATCGGCTTAAAGACGGCGAGCGCTGCTTTTTCGCTGGTCGCGTTGTTCTCGATCAGCGCCTCCTCGATTTCGTTGAGCTCCCAGCACTCGACGATGTAGTCCCAGCCGCTCTCGTAATTTTTCAGCGCGTAGTCCGCGACGTATTCGGCCAGATCTTTAGTCCTGGTCGTCATGGTCAGTACCCTCCCCGCTCAGTTGGTGTAGAAGGCGATCACGTCGCCATCGCTGCCCCGCACGAACGCCACATCACCGCCGAGCCGCGCGTCCCGGGCGTAGGTGGCGTAGTCGAAGTAGCGCCGCACGAAGTCGTTGGTTATGACGCCGGTGCCGTCCATGAAGTCCTCGGCCCAGTCGGCTTCGCTGGCGAACTCACCGCCGTAAGCCTCGAGCGCCGTCTCGATGGTGCCGGCCTCGTCCACGTTGTTGCGGTAGGCTTCGACAATCGCCTTGTCAGCGTCGTCGAGTGCCAGCCAGTCCCACAGCTCCGGCGCGATCCAGCACTCGCCGATCATGCCGCTGGGGATCCCTTCCCAATCCGTGAACATCAGCTCGGGGTCGGCCTCGTTGACGAATTTTTCGGCCGCCTCGATGAACTCGGCCTTGTCGTTGAAGCCCTCCAGGTCAAACCAGTTGCCCGTGAGGCCGTAACCGGCGTTGTATTTCCCGTAGGTCGTGACGAAAACTTTGGCCATGTCTGTCTCCTCTAGGCTGCCAAATTAAAAATGGCCCCAACTTCGGGGCCGTAATTGATTGCGTCTTTTTCCCAGCCGACCGCCTCGTCGATGGCCGCTTTCACGTCCCGCCGCCAACCCCGGGGCGCGCCGTACTCCGTGGCCCAAGCCGCGAACTCAGCCTTGGCGCTGTAGGCGTCGCCCTCGTAGGCGGCCAGCAGCTCGGCGGCGTAGTCGCTGGGGTTTTTGAAGAACTCACGCATTTTCTGGGATCCCTCCGTTTGGGTTCTGTAAACTTTCCGGTTCAGATATAGAACCGCTACGGTATCCTTACAAGACCCAATCGCTACTTTTCTGAAAAAAAATGCAGCACAAACATTTGCACCTATCCGACGACGTGTCTGAGGCGCTGGCGAAAGCCGCGAAGCTCGAGCGTCGCAGCCAATCCAGCCTGTGCGACGAGCTGCTGCGAGAGGCGCTCTCGTACCGGCTGCGCGATCAAGTCCAGACGATCCCGGCGTCGTGAGCTCAGCGTCGAAGCGCAAGGGCTCGGGCTACGAGCTCGAGATCGTGCGAGCGCATGAGGCACTCGGCATCGAGGCGGTTAAGACGCCGCTCTCCGGCGCACTTGGCGGCCGGTACTCGGGCGACGTGCAGATCGCCGGGCTCATTGGCGAGTGCAAGCGCCGGCGCAAGTCTTACTCGAGCCTCTACAACGCGCTCGAACAAGGGACCGGCAGCGACATCATGTTCGCCCGCGACGATCACCGCGAGACGCTCGTCATCATGCCTTGGGAGACGTGGGCAGCGATTCTCGGCTGGCTTGGATGGGCGAAGAAATACCCGGCGACGGGTTCCGTGGATGGCGGCTCCATCCGGCAAACTGATGAGGAAGATGAATGATCGAAACGCTTCTAACTGAGCAACAGGTCTCGGAGCGGCTTCAAGTAAGCCTGTCAACGCTGCGGCATTGGCGCTGCGACGAAACGGGGCCGCAAGCCATCAAGGTCGGCAGGCTGGTGCGATACCCGGAAACAAACCTACAGGCATACCTAGACGCCTGCCCGCAAGTCGGCGGGGAACTGAACGCGGCCAATGGCCCTAATGAGGAGGCAAACTGATGAACAATCCATTCGACGCGCTCGATAGCGGCGCAGGTGCATATTTTAGCTGGGGCAGCCAAGCCAACGCGTGGAAGATCGACGGTGCGGAGGTGCAGCTCACGGGCTTCCTGATCGACCCGGCGAGCCTCAAGACAGGCTTCGGCAAGCTCGCGACTGGCGAGGCGCCGGATTGGGTGTGGGCCGAGATCCCAGGCACCAAGATGACACCGCCGAGCGACGAGCATAAGGCGGCGGTCTATGTCGATGTCTATGTGACCGAGGCAGACGGCGCTCTGAGCGAGGGCTGGAAGCCTTGGGCCACAAATGCAGCGGCTTCGAGGACAGCTCTCAAGGCAATCTGGGGCGAGATCCACGCCGGAGCAGCCAAGAACAAGGGCAAGGTAGCCGCAGTCAAGGTGACAGGAAGCGAGTCCGTGAAGATGGGGCCGGCCACGGTGCGTGTGCCGCAGCTCGAGGTCACGGGCTTTGTTGATCGTCCCGGCGACGCAGCGGTGGAGCAGCCCTCCCCGTCCTCCGATGATGGCGACGACGATTTGTTCTAAGCGTCATGGAGGATTGGGGATCATACATCCTGCCAGCAGCCAGAGCTGTGTGGGGTGAACCGTCAAGTGTCACTGAGCACGAGGTCCGTTGGGGGACCCACGGCTCGAAGTCTGTGCGCCTCGACCGAGGCGTGTGGATGGATCACGAGACGGGCGAAAGCGGCGGCGTCGTGGACCTCGTGCGAACTCACCTGATCCCCGTGGGTGAGCGCGAGGAACGCGGCGCCGTTGCGCGTTATTTACACAGCGAGTTCGGCGCACCGCTTGATGACGCGCCGGTGGAAGATATGAGCGTGTTTAAGCCCGGGATGCAGCTCGTCGAGACGTTCTGGTACATGAGCGAACACGGCGACAAGCATCTGCGCGTCGAGCGGCATGAAGATGGCACCGGCGACAAGACTTTCCGGCAATACACGGTGCGCAACTTGGCGCCGAGCAAAGACAGCGCGTTTTACCCGGTGCCATACCGCCTGGACAAACTGCTCGCGGCGCCAGACAAGCCGATCTTCATTGTCGAAGGCGAGAAGTGCGTCCACGCGCTGGAGCAGCTCGGATTGCTCGCAACCTGCAACGCCGGCGGCGCAAAGAACTGGCATGTAAGTCTGGGCAAATGGCTCGACGGCCGGCGCGTGTTCGTCCTGCCAGACAACGACCAAGCAGGCAGCGATCACGCAGACGACGTAATTGAGAAGCTAAAGCCGTGGGCAAGCGAGATCCGACGCGTCGAGCTGCCGGGGCTCGAGCACAAGGGCGATGTGGCGGACTGGATCGAAGCCGGCGGCACGAAGCTCGAGCTCGCAGCTCTGGTCAAAAGCGCAGAGCCTGTCGCTCTGGATGACATCACGACGACGTACAAGTATGCCGACCTGACTGACATACTTACGCGCGAGCCGGCGCATTGGCTCATCCCAAACTACCTGCCGCAGTCGAGCTTGACGGCCATCTATGGCGAGCCCGGCAGCTACAAATCGTTCCTCGCGCTCGACATGCTGCTGAGCCTCGCATACGGCGTGCCTTTCGACGGCCACGAGCTCGAGCAAGGCTATGTCTGTTATGTGGCGGGCGAAGGTGGCGGCGCGCTGCGCAAGCGTGTAGCGGCGTGGCATCATTGGCGCGGTGTCGAACCGCAGCGTGGCGTGTTCGGCGTGATCGAGGAGCCGGTGCCGCTGCGCGAGGAAGGCGCAATCGACGCGCTGATCGCGGATCTCGAGGCTATGAGGCGGCGCAAACCGCTGCGGGCAATCGTTTTCGACACGCTGGCAAGGTGCATGTCGGGCGACGAGAACAGCGCCACGGACATGGGCGAGGCAATCAAGGCGCTGGATGCGGTAAAGGCGCACTTCGCGCCCGACACGACGGTTATCGCGGTGCATCACCAGGGCAAGGTTGACCGTGGCTTGCGTGGCTCGAGCTCACTGCTCGGCGCATTAGATGCGGCGCTCCAGTGCAAGCGCAACGACACCACGCTCGAGGTCATCACGCAGAAGATGAAGGATTTCGAGGCGGCCGAGCCGGCGTGGTTCCAAGGCCACAAGGTCTATGTCCAGGCGCATGTGCTCGATGATGTGGAAAGCAGCATCGTGCTGGAGAGCCTCGGCGAGAAACCTCAGGTCGAGGAACAGCTCACGACGGTACAGCAAGCCGTGCTTCACGCGCTGCATGAAGCGCTGCTCGAGAGCGGGCGGCCAAACCAGAACGGCGTCGATTGGCCAACGGTGTCGCAGGAGCAATGGCGCGACATGGCACTGGGTTTGGAAATCAGCGAAGGCGACCGCACGGCGAAGCGAAAAGCGTTCAATCGAGCAGCCAATGCACTCGTCAAAAAGCGACGCGCAGGGGCTAGAAATGGCCGCGCATGGCCAATTCGGCAGGATGGAGAGGAGTTTGCCCGGGACACGCGCCGGGACACGTTGCGGGACACGGACCTATGAAAAAGACGCAGCAAAAACAACGACGTAGCAGGACGGGACACGGGCCGGGACACGCAGCGGGACAACAATCGCCAAATCACGCGAGCCGGGACACATGGGACACATCTTTAGTGTCCCGTGTCCCGTCCGGGTCGGCCATGATCGAGCATTTGGATCGCATCGCAACAGAGCTCGAGCTCGTGTGGGGCGGACATTTACAAAACCATGTCGCGCCGGAGTTGAAAGCCAAGTTCGAGGCGCAGCAGCAGAAGCTCGATGACGCGATTGCGTCGGGCGATGACGAGCTGATCGCAAAACGTGCCAGCGCAATGGCGAGAGCGTGGCGAGCCCTCGACGCAGCAGCTCGAGCAGATGGCATTAAGCCAGCCGATGAAGCGTTGTGGATTGGCAAGCGTCGCGATGGCCAGCTCGTGTGCATCTACACCAGCGCTGCGCAGTTCAGCGTGCTGCCAGATCACATGCCGCGCTTCTACATCGACGAGCTCGTCAACATGATCCCGACTGCGGCGCTGAAGGCGAAGGAGGTGTGGCCTGACGCCACAATCGAGGGCATCAACAAGCGAGATCTCGACGATGAAATCCCATTTTGACGGCAAGCCGGACACACGGCTCTACGCCATCATGCCAGCTCGAGCGATACAGGACGATGAGCTGCATCCAACGGGACTGCGTGTCCTGGGCGCGCTCTGCCTGCACGCCAACAAGTACGGGATTTGCTGGCCGTCGCGCATCACGGTGGCGCGTCATATTGGCAAGAGCGTAACCACGGTGTCGCGTCACTACGGCCGGCTGGTCAAAGCAGGCTACCTGCGCCGCTTGCAGGGCAAGGCGTATCCAGTGCCGCGCAGGCAGCCGGGGCGTTGGTACACAGCGCGCTTCCAAGTGCTCTACGAGGGCATTGAGACGCCAATGCCGACATATGAACAGTTCATCAGCCCAAAGCCGCGTGTGGTGGCTGAGCTCGATGAGGCGCCCGTCGAGGAGGCAGCGCATAAAAGTAAGGGGGTACGGGGGACGCAGGCGAAATCGCTGGCACAAGCGTTTGTCAGCGGCGTCGCGGCCGCGTCTGGCGTCCACCGCACGGCCGAATCGAGCCTCGCCGTGGCCGAAACCCTTGCTGAGCAAGGCGTAGAGCCCGAAGCGGTGCGGGATTACGCCATGCAGATGACGCTCGAGGCCCTGAAATCCGGGCGTCAGCCGCCGCTCACGCTCAATCAGGTGGCGTCATGGGCTGGCTTGAGCTAGAGTTACAAAACCCAATCGGGGGATTAGCTTCGGGCATCCCGCAGCTACCTCGAGGTTGGCCCAGATCGGGCCGATTCGGCCTCGAGACCCCACCCCTAGGGGGGGCACCCCGGCCTTACTCACAGGGGGGCCTCGCGCAAAATTTTAGGAGTTTTGCCCATGAGATGTAATTGCGCCGATTGCCAGCGCCGCCGCGCGCTGCACAAGGCCGAGGAGCCGGACCCCATCGTCGCAACCGTGACGCGCCGGTTCCACGACCGCAGCGCCGAGGGAATCCGCCATTACGGATGCACGATGGCCGAGAACGACGCGCCGACACGCCAATGGATCATCGACGCGCAGGAGGAGCTGATGGACGCGATCCTATACCTGGAGCGCCTCAAGCGGGATTTCCCACAAAATGCCTGACGCGGGCTGGCGGACATGCCCGGAGTGCGACGGCGCCGGCTACGAGGAGGTTATGCGCTACGGCGTCAACGGCCACGGGCCGTGGGTGACGTACTCCACGCAAGATTGCGTCGAGTGCGACGGCTTAGGCGAGATCCCCGATGACTGACAAACCCGTATCCGTCCGCGAGGCGCGCGCCGCGCTGCAAAGTCAGGACGACGAGCGCCGCGAAGCCGTGCGTCAGGAGCTCGAGGCGATTGCCGCGTCCGAGATCACGGACATTGTGGCGTGGGATGAGCACGGGCGCGTCGCGTTCAAGGGCTCTGAGCAGCTCAGCCACGGCGCGAGGAAGGCGGTGAAGCGCGTGAAGGTCACGGCGACGCAGCATGGCCACAACGTCGAGGTCGAGATGCACGACAAGATCAGTGCGCTGCGCCTGCTCGCGAAGCACCACGGATTGCTCGAGGCGGACCCGAATGTAAATCGCCCGACGTTGATTGGTATCAACCTGAAGGGGCCTGAGGAAGATGAGCCACTGGACGACAACACTGATTAACGAATTGCGTCGCGAAAAAGGCTGGACGCTGTTCCAGCTCGGTATCGAGGCCGACGTGCCGAGGCAGACGATCCAGAACGTCGAGCTGGGCGAGCATGTCCCGAGTGTCGAAACCGTTGACAAGTTACTCATGGCCTTGGGCTACGAGCTCGAGGCGCAACCGCTGGAAGCCGATGGCCCGCCGAAACGCCGATAACTCCCCTCGCCGCAAGCGCGGCGCCCCTGACGCCGAAACGCTTGGGTCGCTGAACCTTGATTTCAGCCAATCGCCTACGACGTGGAAATTCCTGGCTGATGATAGCTTCTTTCGCGGCCTGCTGGGTCCGGTGGGCAGCGGCAAGTCGTATGCTTGCGCCGCCGAGGTGATGCTGCGCGCCGCGAAGCAGCCCGCCTCGCCGAAGGACAATATCCGTTACAGCCGTTTCGTCGTCGTGCGGAACTCGTACCCCGAGCTGCG